GCCATCGCGCTGAGTGAAGCGGGCAAGGCGAAGAAGCGTTGAAGCACTATTTCGACGAGATCCAGGGCTGGTTTAACTTCTCCCAGGCCTACCGCGACGCGCTGCGGGAGGCCGGCGAGGGCTCTGTTTTCGTTGAACTCGGCTGCTGGAAGGGCCGATCGGCGTGTTTCCTACTCGTCGAGGCGCTTCGGGCCGGAAAAACACCTGCGATCTACTTCGTCGACCACTGGGGCGGGTCGAACGAGCCCGAGCACCAGGCGGACCCCGAGCTCGAGCGGGTCTATGAGGTCTTTCTGGCGAATATCGCCCGCGCGGGCTACCCGAAGGCCAATGTGGTGCGGATGGCCACCGCAGAAGCCGCTGGATTGTTCCCGGCGGAAAGTGTTGACTTCATCTGGGTCGACGCCGGGCATGAGTACGACGAGGTGAAGGCCGATCTAGAGGCCTGGTGGCCCAAATTGAAGCCCGGCGGCGTGATAGGTGGTGATGACTTGCCCATGGACGGTGTAAAGCGGGCCGTGAGTGAGTTTTTCCCCAGCCACGAAGTCGGCTCCGAGGCGGGCTGGCAGTGGTGGCGCGTTAGGAAGAAGGTCTAACCATGGCTCAAGGCATTACCCCTGGGCGCTACGACCCCGATGTGGTGAACATCCCCGCGCGCAGCGACGTCTACAACGACGAGACGGGCTACATGCTGCCGCAGAACGAGCCCATGGACGACGAGGAGTTCCGCTACATCGTCTTCCAGGCGATCACGGACTCGCAGACGTACATCGACAGCTATCTGGCCCCCGCGCGCGAGCGGGCGATGGCGTACTTCCTGGGCGAGGTCTTCGGTAACGAGGAGGAGGGCCGCAGCCAGGTCATCATGACCGAGGTGCGCGACACGATCCTCGCCATGCTGCCGTCCCTGCTGCGGATCTTCACGGGCGGCGACAAGGTGATCGAGTTCGTGCCCAAGAGCGCCGAGGACGTCGAGCCGGCGGAGCAGGCCACCGACCTCATCAACTACGTCTTCATGCAGGAGAACCCCGGCTTCCGCATCCTGCACGACGCGATGAAGGACGCGCTCATTCTCAAGACGGGCGTGCTTACTTGGTACAAGGTCGACCATGAGGAGGTCGAGAGCTACGACTACTCGGGCCTTCTGCCGGAAGAAATCGCGCTGCTGACGTCAGACCCCGACATCTCGATTGAGAGCATGACGGAGGTCGTCGACATGACGACCGGCATGGCCAAGACCGACCTGCGAATCCGCCGCGTGAAGCGCAATCCGCGCTACGTCGTCGAGTGCATCCCGCCGGAGCAGTTCCTCATCGACAACGAGGCCACCAGCCTCGACGACGCGATCTATGTGGGCCGCCGCAAGCTGGCGACGATTTCCGAACTTGTCGCCATGGGCTACCCGCGCGACATCATCGAGCAGAACGCCGGGACCGGCGGCTTCGACATGAACAACGAGGTTCTTGTCCGCAACCCGGCGGACCAGAGCTTTTTCGGCATCACGCAGACGACGGACGAGACGACGGACAAGGTCTTCTACGTCGAGAGCTACATCCGCGCCGACCGCGACGGCGACGGCATTGCCGAGCTCCACAAGGTCTGCAGCGTGGGCAATGGCGCCTACATCCTGCACAGCGAGGTGGTGCAGAAGGTGCCATTCGCGATCCTCGCCCCGGATCCGACGCCTCACACGATCTTCGGGCAGTCGATCGCGGACCAGACGATGGACCTGCAGCTGATCAAGTCGTCGATCATGCGCAACACGCTCGACAGCCTAGCGCAGTCGATCCACCCGCGCACGGTGGTGGTCGAGAACCAGGTGAACATGGCCGACGTGATGAACGTCGAGACGGGCGCCATCATCCGCGCCCGCGCGCCTGGCATGGTGCAGCCCCTGGCGACGCCTTTCGTGGGCCAGCCGGCGCTGGGCGTGATGGCCTACCTGGACGAGGTGAAGACGCAGCGCACGGGCATCTCGCGCGCCTCCCAGGGCCTCGACGGCGAGGTGCTGCAGTCGACCACGCGCTCCGCGGTGCAGGCGCAGCTGTCGAGCTCCCAGGAGCGCATCGAGATGATTGCGCGCCTGTTTGCTGATGGCCTCAAGCGGTGCTTCCAGGGCCTTCTTGCGCTGGTGGTGCAGCACCAGGACAAGGCGAAGATTGTCAGGCTGCGCAACAAGTTCGTGCCGATCGACCCGAGGGGCTGGGACGCCTCGATGGACATGATCGTGAACATCGCCCTGGGGCGCGGCTCCGACGAGCAACGCATGGCCTTCCTGGCGCAGATCATCGCGCAGCAGAAGGAGGTCATCCAGACCTACGGCCCCTACAATCCGCTGGTCGACCTGTCTCAGCTTCGCGGTGCGCTTGCGCAGGCGACGCAACTGGCTGGCTTCCAAGACCCAAGCCAGTTCTGGAAGGAAGTGAACCCGCAGGAGGTGCAGGCCTTCATGCAGCAGATGCAGCAGGGGGCGAACAAGCCCGACCCGGCGCAGCTGCTGGCGCAGGTCGAGGCGGAGAAGGTGAAGGCGGACATCCTGATCAACGCGGCCAAGCAGGAGCTCGAGCGCCAGAAGGCCGCCGCGCAGGCGGACCTCGAGCGCGACAAGCTGTACGTCGACGCGATGATGAAGGCCGCCGAGATCCAGGCCCGGTACGGCGCGCAGGTGGACATGGCGATGATTAAGGCCGAGGTCGATCGGCAGCGGGCTGAACTGCAGGCCATGTTCCGCACCGCGCAGGGGCCGCTGCCTCCGCAGTTGCCGGTGGAGGCGCCCGCGCCGATGGTGATGCCGGGCGCGCTGCCGATGGGGCCGATGTGATGGCGACCTACGAGCAGGAAGAACTCTGGCGCGCCGCCCAGGCGCTGCACCGCGACGGCTCCGCGCAGGAGGTGCTGAAGCGCCTCGAGGCGCGGTGCGTGGCCGAGTGGATGAACTCCGCCCCTGATGATGGGGCGGGACGAGACGCTGCGTACCACATGGTGCGCGCCGTAACTGCGTTCAGACAGGAGCTTGAGGCCCTGGCCTTAGAGCCAACCGTGTCGCAGTTCAATCGACGCTTGAAGATAGCGTCACGCAAGGAGTAGATACTTTATGGCCGAGCAATCGCAGCCAAGCGAAATCGGTTTGACAGCAGCCGCGGATCGGATTTCCAGCCTGCTGGGAGGGGGTGACCCCGAACCCACAGCCGGAAAGCCTAAGCAGGCTGCTGCCGCAGTCGAGGAGACTGAGGCGTCGGCGGACCTGGGCGACGAGACTGCGCTCGAGGGTGACGAGGCAGCGGAGCAATCCGCGTCATCCGAGGGTGAGGGATCCGGGGAAGTCGAGGACACTGAAGGGGAGGCTGAAGGCGGTCTGAAGCCTGACACGCTGGTCACCGTCAAGATCGACGGCAAGACGCAGCAGGTCACGCTGAAGGAGGCGCTGGACGGCTACCAGAGGCAGTCCGATTATTCGCGGAAGATGCAGCGGCTTCGTGACGAGGCTGTGGCATTCCAAGCGGATCGCCAGCAAGTGGAAGTGGAGAGGGCGCAGTACGGCCAACTTCTCGGGGCTCTAAGACAGCAGCTGGAGCAGTTCCAGCCGCAGGAGCCGAACTGGGAACAGCTGCACCGCGAAGACCCGCTCAACTTCCCGATCGTTGAGAAGCAGTGGCGCGACTACAAGGACCGCCTGGCCGCGACGAGAGCCGAACAGGAACGTCTGGCCGCAATTGCATCTCAGCAGGAGCAAGTAGCACTGCGGCAGCAGGTCGAAGAGGGGCGGCAGTTCCTCCTCGAGAAGATGCCGGAGTGGAAGGACGCAGCGAAGTGGGACGCGGCGCGCAGCAACCTTCGTGAGTATGGCCGCACGGTCGGCTACTCGGACGAAGAACTGGCGCAGGCGTATGACCCGCGAGCGGTCCTGGTGCTTGAAAAGGCGCGTCGATACGACGCCCTCATCGCCAACCGGCCCAAGCCTACGCAGGCGCAGGGACCGAAGCCGATGCGGGCCGGATCGAATGCCGCTTCTCCGAAGCAGGCGACCGACGTTCAGCGAATGAGACAGCGTCTCAAAGCAACGGGCCGCGCGGACGACGCCGCGAGGCTTTTCGGTCTACTCGATCAGAGGAAATAACCCATGCCCTCCGTTAGCAAGGCAACGACCTACGACAACGTCAACGCGATCCGCGAAGACCTGTCCAACATCATCTACGACATCTCGCCGGTCGACACCCCGCTGATGTCGAACATTGGCCGCGACACCGCGGACAACACCTACTTCGAGTGGCAGACTGACCAGCTGGCCGGCGCTGACACTGCGAACGCGGTGATCGAAGGCGCCGACGCTGGCGATGCCGACTTCACGGCGACTGTCCGCGTGGCCAACTATACGCAGATCTCGCGCAAGGTGATCTCTGTCTCCGGCACGGCCGACGCGGTGAACACCGCCGGCATGCGCACGCTGATGGCCTACGAGACGGCCAAGAAGGCGAAGGAACTGAAGCGCGATATGGAGGCCATCCTCCTTAGCAACCAGGCTGGTGTGGCCGGTAACAACTCCACTGCGCGTAAGACCGCCGGCCTGCCGACCTGGCTGCTGTACAACTACCAGGCCAATGCGGCGACCGTGTCCGCCATGTCTGGCGCGAATGGTAACGGCTACCCGTCCACCGCCTGGACCGGCCTCTCGACCTCGACCGACGTCGCCCTGACGGAAGGCATGCTCAAGACGGCCATCCAGCAGGTCTGGACCGAGGGTGGCGACCCGAAGGTGTTCATGGTGAACGCCTACAACAAGACGGTCGCCTCCGGCTTCGTCGGCATCGCGCCGAACCGCGTCACCTACAACCAGGTGAAGCCGGTGGCGATCGTGGCGACGGCGGACGTGTACCTCTCCGACTTCGGTGAGGTGGCCATCGTCCCGAACCGCTTCCAGCCGGGCAACTTCGCCTTCGTGCTGGACCCGGAGTACGCGTCTGTGTCCTATCTGCGTCCGTTCCGCACCTTCGATATCGCGAAGACGGGCGACAGCGACAAGAAGGAGATGGTCGTCGAATATGGCCTGCGTGTCCGCTCGCAGCGCGCGCATGCCGTGATCGCCAATCTGATCCCTTCGTGAGTAAAGAGGGAGGCGCCTTCGGGCGCCTCCCCGATTGCGCGGAGAACGCAAATGACTGTCGATGAGCGCATAGCAAAGTACACGCTGCCGGAGCCGAATAGCGGCTGTTGGCTGTGGACAGGGGCGTGCGCCGCTGATGGTTATCCGCGCATTACCGTTGGAAGCCTTACGGACGGGACAAAGAAGTCTGTCCGCGTCACGCGACTTGTGTGCGAGAGAGCGCATAGCCTGCCCGAAGGGGCACAGGCGCTACACAGGTGCGACAACCCGATTTGCGTGAACCCCGAGCATCTGTACCCCGGCAACCCGAAGCAGAACACCAAGGACTGCATCGACCGCGGAAGGCGGACACAGATCAAGCCCGGTTCTTTGAACCACAGGGCAAAACTCACTGAGGACGAAGCCAGGGCAATCCGCGCCAGCAATCGCAAAGGCGTGGAGTTGGCCGAGACGTATGGCGTGAGCCAAGCCACTGTCTCCTTGATCCGCTCTGGCAAGCATTGGAGACACGTTTGATGGCTGACGAATACGCTCCTGCGTCGTTCAATCTCTCCTACGACAGCCTGACCGGCACGCTGCAGAAGATGCACATCACGTCGGACCAGAAGCTGGTCTTCGAGACGACGTGCAACATCGACGCGATCGCGGAGCGCGCACGGGCCGAGATGAACGAGACGTCCCGCACCCAGCGGAGCGGCGACATGGTCAAGGTCGCGAGCCTGCCGATGATGGTCTACCTAGATCTGAAGCAGAGGGGCATCCTCGACGATCGGCCCGCCATGCGTAAGTGGCTGGCGAGCGACGAGGCGCGTCCTTTTTTGACCAGCTGGATGAAAAGCTGATGCTGTCCGAAAGGGAGCGCGCGCGCTTCGACATGCAGGTAATGCCCGAGCCCACAAGCGGGTGCTGGCTCTGGCTGGGTGGCACTACTCGATCGGGCCACGGCCATTTTTGGCTTCGGGGCAAGACTGTGAAGGCGCATCGCGTGGCTTTTGAGTGCTCGCGGGGAGATGTTGGTGACAGCCTCGTCTGCCACACATGCGATGTGCCATCTTGCGTTAACCCAGATCATCTTTTCCTTGGGACGAACGCCGACAACTCCGCAGATATGGTCGCCAAGGGACGGCAGGCGAAGGGCGCTTCATCTCCCAACGCAAAGCTGACCAAAGAGGCCGTAGATCACATTCGGAGCAAGGCCCTCAAGTCGAAAGAATATTGCGCGCTTTACGGCATTAACTACAGGTCTGTTTGGTGCATCCAAACAGGTAAGACGTGGAGACACGCTTGATGTCGCAGATCACGAACTACGCCACGCTGCAGAGCGCCATCGCGGACTATCTGAACCGCCAGGATCTGGTCGCCCAGATCCCGCTTTTCATTCAGTTCGTCGAAGCGGATCTGAACACGCGCCTGCGCTGCCGGGAGCAGATCATCCGGGCCGAGGCGCT